CTCATCTTGATTGCCCTTTTGCATTCACGGATGTATGTGTACAACCTACCAACATGACCTCCCTCATTTCCCTTTTTCGAAAACCTACCCCGATTGGGGCCTGGTCTTGTCTTGAGTTTTATCTCAGGATCATCGGGATACATACGCGACTTGTTGATCGCTTTTGCATGGTCAACGAAAATTCTAGAATATCCCGCACCCTTACTGTCGTAAGGATAAGGAATATGGTCGGATGTCGGTTTAAGCCATTCCTCTATCGAATAGATAAAGTTAATGGTTTGGACCTCGATCCTATTCCAGAAACCCTCTTGATGCCTAAGTGCATCAGGATAAGAGAGCTTTTCGTTTGTTGGTACACTACGCTTCACTTGCCACCACCAATGAGAAATCTTTGATGGTACACGGCTATCCCAATCTAATCCCTTTGGATTTAACCCCAAACCAATAGGCTCGGGGGCGGCAGCTAACATTGCTACCTTCCTCCTCATGGTCTTAGGAACAAACTTGAGACCTGAGAGCCCTAGGCACTCACAAGGACCTAGGATATTAGCCTCACTGAATGGTTTCCATTTCTCAACAGGAACCACCCCGTCTGCAGTAATAATCTTTCCTGCAAACTCTGCTATTTGGGACGAGGTTATCGTTTTCAGAGCTGATATTTCGCAGCCCATATAGTCCAACTCCTCTGCGTAGCGACGTGCAACTTCTAGGTTGGAGATAACAACATCGTCTCCCAAGACCCTAAAAGTATTACTCTTGCCCAGTTTCATCTCAATATTTCTAATAAGAATCCCGTGAGCAATCGTAAACATAGCGAAGGAAGGAACCATACCTAACGGTTGGCCCTTCCCCCAAGTTAAGAAAGGAATCTCTCCCTTTCCTTCTCGGTCATACCACTGACCCCTCGCTAACTCTTCAAAGATAGTGAGTTCTTCAAGTAAATCAGCTGGTTGCTGCCCATCATATAACGGACCTAGGCCATCTTGGCTCTTTAGGTTTTGGTACTCGGCTTGTAAGCCACCTTTCCCGCCCCGGTGGAGGTTGTTGGTTTTAGATCGATTTATGATTGATCGGACGACTTCCAACTGTACTTTCAGAGGGAATGTATCAGTAGCACTCGATAAGTCTATTGAACTAACAGTTTTACCTTCTGCTAATTCCTTTCGACAAAACTCTATCCCGGCATCTTGGTTATGTACACATGACCAAGGCATGACTTTCAAAAGATCGTCTAAAGCCTCCGCCAGAGGTGACAACACCATCTGGAAATGCCGGAAAGGGTTCGCTATGGCTCGTAGTTTAGCCCCCCGCTCCTGCTGATATCCAATGATACCAACAAGAGGTTTACACCATCATTTTGGATCAGTCCCTTCC